AAAATAATTATTTTCTCTTCTTAGGAAGTTTAAGAGGAGGTAGTCCTCTCTTCTCACGGAACTTGTTTGTTTGAATTTCGTTAGCAGATAACTTAGGAGGTTCTTTACCTAGTAACTTCTTAACTCTCTTTATAATTTGTTTAACAATAGGTTTGACAGCTCTCAGTAACAAAGGAGTTGCAGCAGCTGCTGCGGTTGCGACTACAGCAATTGATGCTGTTGTTGTCACTTGGTTTGTAGATGGTATTCCTTTTATAATCTGATCTGTAATAGTAATATCTTCTTTGATTGGTATACATTGTGTTCCTACCAATCTATACTCAGTAATTTTTTTAGTACCACTATCAGTAAGAGTGCCTACAGGTTGTGTTAATTCCTGCGCTTCTGTAGGACACTCTATTTTTGTTGTGGCAGCATCCTTTGGTATCTCTGGTGTTTCTGTTTTTGGTTTCTCAGTGTTTCCTACAGGAGGTACTGGAGCCTCGTATTCATAATCAAGTTGATCTGGACTGTAGTCCATAGGATTATAAGATGGCATCCCTGCATCACAATATACCTTGACGCCTTTCGGATCGTCTGTTTCCAGCATATTATTTTCTTCCACCTCATGTGCCTCTACACATCCAGGCATATCCACAATTGGAACACCAATTTCAGTTGATACTGGTGGGTAGATTGGTATGGCTTGAGGTGGTTCTAACAAATACTCAGGGGTGAATGGGATTTTGATAATGTCAATATCCCCACCCCTCAGTTTAATCTCAGGGATTTCACTCATTTTTTAGAAAGGAAGTGCAGGACCTGTCGCAGATGGTAGTTCAGGAACAGCACTGTCTACCAAACCAGGTAGAGCACCAGTCACGCCATTCATTACTTGTTCTTTAATTTTTTCTTTTACGCCATCAATGATGGTATCTCTTTGTAGATATACAAAGACACCACCACCAACAATACCTGCCGTTCCTACAAACGACACAATTGCTAGAGCATTAATTAGTTTTTGCATTTTGTTGTTCCTCTTTTTTACCAATAGAAGGTGCTTTCTTAGGAGCAGATCCGTTCTTGGCAGGACTGAGGCCAAACGCAGCTAAGGATCCACTGAACACCGAGGCGATGAAGGTCGGATCAAAATCTAGAATCTTTTGACCGTTAGGCAAGCGAACGTAGCTGAATGTAAGAAGGGATGCAGACCAAATGAGGACTACAACTTTCACTAAATTACCAAGAACTTCACTTTTGTCTTCATCGTTATCCTTCTCTTCAACCACGACTGGTTTTGTTTCAGTCATGTTATCAAAGTTAGGTAACTTTATTTATCTTAATTATGAGGATCGTAATATCTTATTACCCAACCTGTTACAGCTATTAAGACAACAACAATAATAAGTGTAACCATTATGCCTGTGCCTCAGTCCATGAAATTCTAACGTCAGCAGCACGTCTATTTGAACCACGACCACCAGCGATGTTAGTGATTTGAATTCCTAATACTTCAGGACCGTCTGGGAAAGTACCCGTAGGATCAGGTGCTGTTGTAGCAGTAAAGCTATCAAATCCACCACCAAGAATAGAGTTAGATAGTTCCTTAACTTGTCCAAGATCGTATGCAGCAACACCAGTATCAGCATAGAATCCAAAGATAACTTCTCCTCCAATTAGTTCACCGTTAATTCTACCACTACCATCAACGATGTTAGTAAGTTCTGCGTATTGTGCTAGTGATGTACCACCAACGTTCTCCCATATAATAGTATCAGAAATATTTGGATTAAGAATTAGTTCAACGAACAACGCACCGTTGGTTGAGATCTCACAAGAGTTTAGAACCAACTGCATTCTATTGACAAGTTCTCTAGCACCAAATGAGCCAGGAATACCATTGTCAACTGATGGTGCAGTACGGATAGCTAGCAACGCTTTCGTTTGACCAGAGTTAATTTCTCTACCAGTTCTAGTTCCAACCGTGTAAACATATGCTCGGTCATCATCGTAACGACCATCCATGATAACAGATGAACCCCAGTGACTAATCTGTGGTACAGACGTTGCTTCCAGAAGTTCAATACTGGTTGGTTGAGTTGCATCATATGTGAATCCTTGTGCAGAACCAGCACCAAGTGGAGCAAACGTAATATTTGTTGGGTTAGCAGAAGTAACTGCCTTACTTAATGAGATAGAAACACCAGAGATGCTATGAACAAATGTATCAGCAGGAACTCCAGATCCATAAACTCTTTGTCCTTTTTGAATACCTGTACCAGAACTTACACTACCAGAGGAAGTTCCAGATGCCATTGTCAAGTTAACACCAGATGCACCTGCCTGTTCTCTAGTAACACCAGTGAATGAACCAGCACTAGCACGAGACAATGGAGATAGAGCAGAACCAGTAGCATCAGTTAGTGCAATACCAGTTGCGTCTCCAATCGTATCTGTAATTTTAAATGTAGTTGCAGAAGGAACTGCAGCAACATAGTATACTTTCTTTGCTACAATATTTGCAAATGGAGTATCAAATGTAATTGTTTGTTGTCCGCCAGGTGATAGACCAGTTGTAGATGCAACTGTAATAGTATCACCAGCAGCTTCAGAAGCAATAATATCTTGAGAGAATACAACCTTACCTGTATAGTTTACATACTCTTGTGTACCAGCAGTAGAACTGGTAGTTTTTCTAACTCTTAATGTACCAGAGTCAGGGAAATGTGTAGGTGCATCTGCAACATATAAAGTAGTATCACCAGAGGTGAATGTTCTAGAACATATAGTTGCAGGTGGAATAGTATTAACTTCGTAACGAGCTGGTAGGTTACCAGATCTCATGTATGCTTCAGTGTTCTGGTTGTTGTTAGGAATCTTGTGAGCATAGATAACGTCACCATTCAATGCACGGAAACCCCAGCGTACAAAACCTGCACCATACCAAGAGTAATCCATGTAGAACATCTGCATCTTGGTTGGGTCAATAGTATAACCAGTCTTACCAGATCCATCACAACGGTCAATGTTCCAGTCTGCCTGATTCCATTCTGTTTCTACAGTCTTTGTAATTGGTACATTACTTGAAGAAGGACCACGATAGTCAGGGAAGATAACCATCTGTGTATCTGAGATAATACCATCAACACGATAAGAAGAACCACGGATAACAACATAGTCACCTGGTTTTAATTGCTTTGCAAACTTAGTTGTTTGTAGGTTAGGACCTGCGTAACTAGAAATTAATGTACTACCATTTGTTGCTGTTACTCTACCAGATAACTGGAAAGTAGAAGTTCTACGAACAACACTAAGGTTTCCACTTGCCCAACGGAAAAAGATACCATTCTGTTGATCCATCATACCAATCTCTAGTTTAGTTCCATAGGAATTAACTGGAGTGATAGTATATTCTCCTGCAGCAGTAGCATCTGTTGGAGCAGAGGTAGCAGTATACTGGAAAGTGTATGGGTCAACAACGTTAGTAACATTGTATGTGCCGTTGTAGTTGTTATCGTTTACACCTTGAACTCTGACAACTGTATCTCTAGTAACGTTATGTGCATCAGTTGATACAACAGTTACTGTAGTACCAGATGCAGTGATGCTATCAAGGTTTTCAATAGCAGGTTCTAGAATAGAACCAGTGGAGAACGATACACCTTTACCTGACTGATAACGGAAATATCTTTTTGTTTGTCTGATTGCTTGTTGGTTCTTAGAGAAAGAGTTGGTAGAGAATTTAACACCACCATCAAATGCTCTATGAACTGAGTTACCTTGTGGTCTAGGGTATAGTTTAATAGTTCCTGTTGCAACAGATCCAGTGGGTGCTGCATCTGGATAGTAATAGAATCTAGTTGGAGTTTCTACTCTTCCTACAACCCAAGATCCATTAACATTTGTACCAGCAGATCCACTAACAGCAATTTCATTACCAACCTCAAGACCATGTGCTTGTGTAGTATCTACCTGAACGGATCCAGACATGACACCAGCTGTTGGTGTTGACAATGTAATTGTTCCACCAAGATCAGATCCAGTGAAATGAATACCAGAATATACAGCAGTTCTAGCACTGTCATAGATGTCTGTACCACCAGTTCCTGATGGCCACTCATATTTTGCAGTGTATTTGAATCCAACAAATGAACCACTGGTGCTCTTACTATCAATAATAAACACACCGTTAGCGCCAGGAAATGTGGTGTCTTGCATGTAGATAGCAGTACCTGCATCTGGTGGTGTAGAACAAGAGACTGCCATCTCTCTACTACCACTAGTGGTTTGAATTTCTGTAATTACAATAGGTGTTTGAGACTTGTAAGCAAATGGGTTATTGTTGATCGTTGATAAAGCTTCCCATTTAGTATCTTGAGTACCATACTCAAAGTCAGTATCAATTTGTGACTGTGGTTGAGAAATCTTTGATTTGTTTACAGCATCATTGAATGTCTCTGATGGTCTAACAGTCTCCTCAAACTCATCAACGATGATCTGTAAATCATCAGTGTCTGACATTCCTGTTGTATCATATTGTAAGATAACTCTAGTTGTTGTAACGTTTCTGATATCAGTCTGAATACTGTAGGTAGTAGCAGTAAGCTCAGGATCAGAGAAGTTATAAATTATTTTATTATCAGTCACGTTGGTGATCAAAATAAGGTTCTCTCTTTGAACACCGCCAGGAATGATAACCTCTCTCGCAGAAGCATCAAATAGATAGTAGTTACTCTGAATAGTTTTCCTTGCCATTACCTATGTTCCGTGTAGTATATTATGCTTTATGTATTTATCAGATACCGTACTTACTTCGGGTAGCACCGTAGTTTACAGTAAATTCTGGTGTGAGTATTTCTCTATTGTAAATCCTGATCTCTCCACAATGTGCATTAAGACATCCAGTACCATTTTGATTGCAAAACAATTTGGTAATTGGATCAGGATTGCCAGAGGTTGCAGCTGAAGTGGATTGTACAGTTGTAAATGATCCATCAGCATTACTATTCTTTAAGAAGAGTTTTCCAACACCAGTTTGCCCGAAGCAAATAAAGTGCCATGTGTTAGGAGTTGTAGTACAAGTTATAATTTGTTGTGCTGAACCATTATCCTTAATTTCAAAAGAATTATCAGTACCAAACATCCCAACTTCATAGTTAGGACCTCCTGATGTTGCAGGAGAAAGTCTAAAGAGATAGTTCCATGCACCAGCAGTATTATTGCTAGAAGGGTCTGGGAATTTAAACCATCCTTCTACTGCCCATCCATCAGTTTCTGTTATAGCTATACCTGATCCTAGATCAAGGTAATCATTAACACCATCAAATATTAAATACCCACCCCTATCAAATGTAGCTC